TGCAATGTTGAAAGAAGATCGATCTCGGTCTTCTGTCATGGCACGGTCCATCTCTTCTTCATACACCGCTTTTAATATCTGAATGCGCTCAGGCGCTCGCTTGATAGCAATGTAATAAGCCAAGCCGGCTGCCAAACACGGATAAAACCTAAAGGGTACGTCCATTGTATTCTGCTGCGTATCTGCATCATCAATACGAACCAGCCGATTAAATACCACGACATCCGTGCTGTTTTCAGGGGTAGGCCAGATCTTTAACGTCGGAGTAATCTGTCGATCTAAGAAAAACTGTGTGGGTCGAGCCTGTGTAGTTTTGTTCGGAATGTTTAAAAACTCATCCCGACTTACGCGCTCCATATTAATGTCTGTGTTCCCTCTTCTGAGAACAGCCGACAAAATATCAATGGTTTCTGTTCCAAGTGAGTAAGAAGCCGTTCCTTGGGTCAAAGCTTGACTACTTTCTTCAATAGTCCACTGATTCAAGCCCCGGTTAGCCCATTCCGCGAGCATTAGATTTAAAGAACGCTTTGCAGTTTTTAAGTCATAACCGGTCCGAACCTCCAGGCCACAACGCTCAAACGCCTCTTCAATGTAATCACTTACATCCAGTTCAAAGTTTTTAGAGCCTGAAACAGCCATCTATAAGCTCCTACGCGTACCGCGTTTTTTTACGCCTGCCTGACATTACTGCCCCACAACCACGATGGTTTTTCCGGGCCTCTCCGCCAGAGGAATACTTTTTAATCTCTCCGCCCATTGCCGCTTTGCGAACTTTAGCTTTTTCTGTGTTAGATACCACTGTCTTACCTTTGGCACCCTCACGTTTCTTTTTCTTTGCAGTAGCCGCTCGCTCGGCTTTGGTTAAACTCTCGGCTTTTGATCGAGGCAGGCAACGATCAGGATTTTTCTTATCCTTAGACGTGCCGCACTTACCGACAATGTTTCCCGAGCTGTCGATACGAACCCAATCTTGATCTCGCCACTTTTTAAGCTCACCCACTATTTTTTCTTCCCTTTAGCCTTTTTGGCGTAATTAGGGTCTTTGCAATACTTAGATGCGGCCATGTTAGCGTATGCACTTGGATACGTATCAAAAGTGCGTTTTGCCCAAGCAATTCCGGCATCACAAATCTTGTTGCCTTTTTTCTTGGCCTCGCCGCCCTTCTTCATCTTACGAACAGGGCCGCACAGTTTTTTACCGGGAGTCCCAGCACCAAGATTGACTCGGCTCATTGCATCATCCTTTCTACTAGAAGCATTCCGAAAGGTGCCGCAACCACTAAAATCCCGATAAACCACATTCTTTGATCGAGTTTTTCTAAAGTGGCGGCTTGCGACTCAAGCTTTTCGTTAATTGCTTTGTATCGAAGATTGCACTCACTTTCATGCTTCTGCAAAAGAAAGAGAACATCCTTAGTCTTTAACTCTTCGTCTTCCATGTTAACAGTTACTTCTGTCACCATTTCTTACAGCTCCAATACCGTGCACTAAACTTGTCTTTTGCCGTATCACAGTTATGCCGTGCCCTAAAGCTCTTTCGACGCTCCGGGTTTGACTTTTTAATAGTCATGTTTGGATCGCCAAAACGTACAAGCTTTACTTCATTGCCTTTTTTGGCAAGCACCGCAAACTTCTTGCTACCACCGCTCGTTCTTTTTGGCTTGTTATAGCCAGAAAACGTTTCGCCTCGATAACTGAGGCGACCCGACGGGGATCTCTTTACCGCAGTCGTTTTAGGCAAAAGCGGGTCCCTCTTCTTTAATTAAATAACCATCAGAAAAGACGCCGATATCGGCAGTAGTGCTGTTGGTACTAACCTGTAACTCTAGTAACGTTTTTTCGCCTACCCTAAACGGTAGCTGTCGGCCAATATCCATACGAGAACCAAAGGTTGTCTGAGCTACGTTAAAGATGCGCCCGTCCGAGCCGGTCGTCCTGTTTCTAAAGTTGACGTATTTACTTGCGCCCGTAGCCGTTCCAGAAAACGAATCAATCCGAGTTAAATAGTAAGAATATCCGGCGGGGACCATGTACGCCGCGCATTGGTTTTTGCCCCGTCCCGCTGTAATTTGAGCGTAAACAGTGCCCCCGTTACTTGCAGTAACGTTGCCAACGGCATTGCCCGATGTAGTGATTAGATCGTTGATAAAACGATAAGTGTTTGTCGTGTTTACGGGGGTGGTTCCGTCTAAAGCCACTACTTCCTGAGTTAAAACATAGTCGGCGTTAACGCCGGAAACCAAAATGCTAACGCTAGTGTCGCTTGCGCTGGAACTAACAAGGCTAAAAGTTAAAGCAGACCCCGGTATAGGTAGCGCGGTAGTATTAGCTAATTCCCACGGAGTTGTAAGGGTAGTTCCGATAGCGGCGTTGAAACCAAAGATGTTTCTTACGCTGTGACCCGGAATTTGGCCTCGCGCAACTTGAAGTTCAAACGGCTCCGTAGTTCCGACTTGAGAAATAGATCGAATAACGTTAGCCATTTGAACCCCCGACTAGTTGTAAAAAACAGTCATGGCCGAAACAGCATCTAAAGTAGAAACATAAATGTCTTCTACTCGAATACCCTCTGCCGGAATGTTTACTGAGTGCGAGTCCGATGCCAAAAAATCTAGGTCCAATACAGTAGATCCACCATTGCCGTCTGTAATAGTCAGACGAGGTGTTCCTGTAGTAGATAAAACCTGTATTTGACGAATCCGTGCAGGGCCCACACCGAGTGAGCCCGTTTCGGTGACGCGCTTGGCTTTTACATCAGAGCCAGACATTCATCAGTCCTCTTTCTTTTTGGGTGCCGCAGGCTTTTTAGCGGCGGCTTTTTTAGGAGCCGCCTTTTTGCCGTTGTTAAGCACCTTGCTGTTCAAGTTGCCCATAGGTCAATCCTTACGATACTGCCGCGGAGAATGGAGTCGCTTCTGTACCCGTTGCCGCTTGACGAATAGTCACAGAGAAAACACCTGACGTAACGTCTTGAAGTTCGATCTGACCGCCTAAAATACCGCCGGTAGTAGAGCCATCTAACGTAATAGTGTCTGAAGTTGCCGCCGTTTCAAAGATAGAAGCAGAAGCATCTGAATCGTTTGCAACGATTGCAACGCCAGCCATTGTGTCATCCGCACTTGCAACCTGAATGATGTAGTTGTTAGACGTTACAGTTGTTTTTACAAAAAACTTGTATACGTTACCCGTGCCTGTAGCGGCAGGAAGCGTAACAGTTGCCCCAGAAGCTACGTCTAAAACCATTGTACGACCCGCGTGAGCAGCAGAAGTTAAAGTAACGTCCGCAGTAACGCTTACAAGAGAGTCAGTGCCTGAAATAAAGCCAGCCGTAGAGGTGACTGGACCTGAAAAAGTTGTTGATGCCATTGCGATGTCCTCACATGCGAGTTAAGTGCGCCTGTCTGCATGTCGTCTGCTAGGTCAGTCCGACGCACCAATTTCCTAGTTAAATCAATCTTACAGACAAAAAAAGAGGGCGTCTAGCGCCCTCTTTTTCATGTAGCTTAAAAGCTACATTATGCCGCTCCGGGTGTACCGAAGACAGCTCGCCAATCAGAGACGCCGAAGCTATAACGCTCACGGGCCTTGAACCGCATGTTTCCAGTGTCAAAGTCACCTTCCATTGCAGTCTTGATTGCAGTGCGCTGGAACAGCTTAAAGCCGTTTGGCGCATCGGTCTTGATGAAGAACGCATCTGGGTCAGTCAGGAAGTGGTTTACAACCGCTCCGTCAGGCAGCATGCCCATAGACTTCATTGCGTTCAAATCGTTGTCTGCAGTTGAAGAACGCAGATTAGAGTTGATTACCCGCTCTGCAATGAATTGCAGCTCTTTAGGAATAATCAGCTTTGTGCCGCGTACAGCAATCTTCAGACCACGCTCGTCAGTCAAGCCAGCAATATCGATCAGCATCTGCTCAAGCGAAGTTTCGTTGAGATCCGCCGCAACCGACAATTGGTTACGCTGGTTACCAGACAAAGATGGGTGCGCTGAGGAACAAAGTGCCGCACCGTCGCCTACTGGGAAGCTGGTGTCGAAAGCGTTGTTCAAGATAGCCGCAGCCTTGATTTGCTTTGTCTGTGACATTGAACGAGCCAATGCACGAGTGTAGCGAGAAGCAAGACGATCATACAGATTGTCTTCGATAGCTTCTTCCGTGATTGAAAACGCGAGTGCAATTGTTTCGTGTGTATAACGCGCAGTGAAAGTTTCCTGTGCATCATCAAACGAGATTGCGGCGCCTTCGCCTTTTGTCGGAGCCGTACCGAATCCAGACAGCATTACTTCTTCTTCAAACGCACGATCCGAAGATTCTTCGTCGAAGATTTCCGCATGCTCGTTGTCGTAACGGTCATACTCCAGGCCGAACAAGGCGTTAAGCCCCGGTTCTAGCTCTTTCGCTAATTGAGCGCGAGAAATAGCCATTCCCTATCTCCTTAAATCGCCGTTGAATCCGCCGTTGTCTGCGAGTCCGAAGACGACGCTGGCGAATTGTAGTGGAAGTTAAACCGTACACGGAAATGTACGCCCGCTGCATCGTAATCGTTATTAGCGACATCATCAGAAATACCGACGATACGCATAGCGAGAGTTGCAGTTGTCGCTGCTGTACTGATATCCAGTTGAGCAGTTGAACGACCTGTAGCAGTAGACCCAGAAGTAGCGGTTGCTAAAGAACAGTTAGAGAACACGTCTGCCAAAGCAGTGGCGCGATCGGTTACTGATTCGTCTGCAGCTACAACAAAGATCTGCATTGGGTTATCCGCAACGAAAGCTTTGACAGGGAAATTCGTGTCTACGCTTACGCTGTTGGCCCCGGGCCAGTAGTTTTTAAAGACAGTCTTCTTGCTAGAAGAGTCCACATATTCCACGCCCATTAGGACACCCAGGAAAGGCACTGTTCCACCATTAGCGTTACCTACGATATCAATTACGCCGCCAGCAAGTGGAATCACTGGTGAGTATTGATAGATTGCATTGGTGTTATCCGCCGCAATTTCGTATTGGGTAACTCCAGTAGAGTTAGTTGCCGAACCATTCAGCCCAACAGGACGCAAACCAAAGGCAGTTTCTGCATTTGCCATTTGTCACATTCCTTCTTCAAAAGGGCGGTTAACTTTTACGAGTACCGCCGAAAGTTACACGCGATTGTCGATCAGGGTTACTGATCTTCATAGTCGAGTGTGAGTTCTCTCGCATCATGTCCTGATCCACGGCATCCATTTGGTCTTGAGACCGTGAGCGATAATATTCATTACGCTCGGCTGCTGTTTCAACAGGAATGCGTGCAAGCATGAGTCCTCCGACTCCAAACACACCCTCATACTTCCCCGAATCAATTGTCGGGGACTCAAAGTCTGGATATTCGTCACGTCGAACTAATTCCCAACCCTCGCGTAAGCGTGCTGAGATATTCTTCGTGTCATCAAATCCGCGTGCTTCTGCACGAATCCACCGGTGTACAAATCCCTCCGGTGCAGGGGGTGCATCCAACATGGATGGTGGTGCCCAAGGACGACGAGACGCCGTTTTTTCCCGGGTTTCACTTGTGCGAGGGGTACGGCTATGACCGCCCTTAGTCGTTGAGTCAGTCATCTACGCCTCCTTCTTCACATATTTTGCGTATTCTTCCAGCGGCACTCCGAGTTTTTTGGCTATAGCAACCTGGCTCCTGGAGAGACGAACCTTACTTGAGCGCCCAGAATTTGATGAGCGGGATACTCCAGCAACCGTCTGAGCGGTGCGTCTGCTGGTCCCGTCGTTAAACCTATGTGGAAACGCTACGCGAATCCGGTTATCTAGTTCATTGTAGTAATCGTCGGACTGCGGGTCAAATCCTTCTTGTTCAACAAGTTTTTTGTGGATTCCAAAAGCGGCAAAGGTCATTGCCTCATCTTGCCCAAACCAATTGTTCTTTTCAGCCCAGTCCTCGGCTTTTGGATCTGGTCGCTTAGGCTGTTGCGGGGCGGCCTGTTGTTGCGGCACCTGCTGTGCGTATGCCTGCTCCCGCTGCATTTGAGCTTGACGCTGAGACATTGCACCACGATAACGATCGCCTGCGATCGCTAACTCGGTAAGCTTTTTCTGTGCAGCAACTACCGCATCAGAATCCCCTAACTCGACCGCTTTTCTTAGCTCCGCTTCAGCCGACTGCTGCTGCGTACTTAGTCGCTCGCCATACTGATTAAGGTACCCCTCATCCAATGTTTTGACGCGACCTTTTAACTGATGCACTTCACTTTGAACATTTTGCGCATACTCTAAAGCCGCCTGCTCGCGGCGCTCGGCCTCGCGCATTTTTTTCGTCAGCTTATCAATCCGCTTCTGAACAGAGTTGTTGTACTCTTCGTGATCACTGGAAGTGTCTTCCTGTACAGGAGATTCTGCAGGGGCAGCCGATTCGGGGACCTCTACTTCAGTCTCGTTCTCCTGCTCGCCTAATTCTATTTCGTATTCGCCAGTATCTGCTTCATGCGCTTTCTTTTCTTCGCTCATTGGTCACCTCACAAGCTAATGATGTCTTCAGGATCTGAAATCGTGGCCAAGATTTCATCATCGTTTAGAATCCGTACTTCCCCGCCATCGATGCGGAATCGAGATCCGGCATATCGAGCAAAAATTACCCAGTCGCCTTGTTTACACCAAGGTCCTTCCGGGAACTTGTCTTTGTCTTCGTATGCCAAGGGCCCTACTTTTAGAACGTATCCGACAACCGTTTGTAACTGCCCGTCATCTAAAATCTTTCCGGGAAGTACAATGCCACCGTCTGTGACGCCCTTACCACGATATGGGAGGATTAACATCCGCCACCCTGTAGGAGTAGGCATTCTTTCTAAAAGAGAGGTGTCTACAGATTCCGGGTCAAAAACCCGTTCTTCGCGAGGTTTATACATCGAAGATACCGCGTTAGATATCTCCTCTAAAGACGTTGCAACGCCTTCTTCTTTGACATCCTCGATGTCTTTTAGCTTATCAGTCATCCGATAGCTCCTGTTTTTCTAGCAGGCCCGAGAGTTCCTGTTTTACAAAGTTAAGAGCATTTAGTTCACCCATTAGGGTGGCGTACTGCTCCATGTTTTTTATGCCGTTGTCTTCCAAAATGTCGAGCACTTGGCTTTTACGCCCCGTGATCGTCTGGAAGACAAACTGCGCGATATCTACATCAGTAGTCATTCGCGTATTTTCCTATGTTGTCCCAGACATTCTTATTATGTCTGATCTAACTGGATTCTTTAACCCTTTTTCTTCATTGACATGATTTTATCTGCTGATTTCAGGCCAAAACTTGCTGAAACCGCAATAAATAGGAGGTATTGATACCATTCAGGCAGCTTATTTAGAGCTGCAAAACCCTCGTTAACACGCTCAATGATACTAACGTCGTCTACTGCAACACTATACGCGACTGCCGCAATAGGCAGCGCGAGAATAATTGACCAAAATTCATCCTTCCAACTATTGGAAGTGGCATTCGCCATCTTGTTTTCCCAATCAGCATCGTTCTGAATGGCGTTGATCTTACGCTGTTGAATCGCTTTCTTTTCGTCCGCCTTGCCTTTGATGAACTCTTTGCCAAGTTCCATCGCCGGACCTAATAACATCTGTAGCATAGCTATTCGCCCTTCTTAGCTTGATATGCTGAAGCACCAAAAAAGGCGCCTAAAATAATCGATGTGCTGGGAAAGTAAATTGTTGCCATGGAGCCCAGAATATCCTGCGACTTTTCGAGATCTAACAAATCCGCAGCAATTACAAACAATGGGTAAGTTAGCATCCCCGCTAACACGTACCACACCATCTTGCGCTGTTGGTCCCTATGGGCATCGTCGTCCAGCATCTTGCGGCGCTTGTCTTCAAGCATGATCTGGCGTTCTTCGGTATCCAAAACACCGTCACCATTGAGGTCGTATTTCTGCATTTCTTCAGTCATCAGTTATTTCCCTTTAAGACTAATAAGCCAAAGTAGTAAGGCCACGGCCCCGCCCACCACACCGAGCACAGCAATGCCAACAGCACCATACAAAAATCCATTCTGTATGGCTTTTCTGCGAGCCAGTTTCTTAGCTTGTTCACGTTCTTTTGCTTTCCGTCTCATTTCTTTACGGTTAGCGATGAATGTGCAGTAATCGTCCCAAAGGCCGGGGCGCCCTGCGTAGATGAACATGTTCTTGACTTCGGCTTCGTGACGCTTAATGTCCTCCAAAGCCCAAAACGCTTCCATGTCGCCGTCTTTGGCGTTTTTCTCAAGTTCTTCTTTGGCGTCGGCTAGTTTAGTTAAATCCTTGCCCATTTGACCCACAGACTCGCAGTGGCCAGCAAACTCTTTGATTGCACCAATAGCCTCATTCGCTATCTTGATCGCGGCTATGGCTTCAAAGATCACGGCTAATCCTCCATTAGAAGACGCCCATAAACTTTTGGGGGCGTGCTATACGACTGAATTTCTTAACAAAACCGCCCCTAGAATATCTTTTAGCTTCATTTTTTGCGATCGCTACCGCTTGTTTTTGCGGATATCCTTCGTCGCGAAGCTTAGATATGTTCTTGCTAATCGTTTTTTGAGACTTACCACGGCTTAGTGGCATTAGTAGTCTCCGCAACCTTTGTAGTTACCACCACGCTTTGCTGCTCCCATTCCACGCGCCACACCGCCTGGGGCCTTCATAGGAGCCTCGGCAGTCTTGTCATATGGAATTGATCCCTGACCTTTAATCTCCGCTTTGGAGGTAGGCTTTGGTGGGTTCTTAATAGGCCCACCCATAATCTTTACTGCGCTCATTGTCCGGGTCCTCTTCGTAGGTTTTCCATCTGCTTCATGCGCTCGCGTTCTGCAGCAGCCTCAATTCTAGCAAAAGTTTGCTGTTCTTGGCTCTGTAATTTTTGCTGGAACTCCGCCGCTCTCTGTTGCGCTCGTTGACGGTCAAACTCAAGCTCGGCTTGATCTTGCTGAATGTCCGCCTGCGTTTGCATCTCTTTAATCTGAAGCTCTTTCTGCTTCAGCGCCACTACAGGATCAGGCTTGTTCTCTCCGCCACCTGCAATCTGCTGACTCATCTGTTTAACCGCCTGCATGTTCTGAGCAATAAATTGCGCCACTGCGGCTTCAAATTGCTGCGGATTAGCCTGCATAGCCTGCTGTCCGAGTTGCGCTTGCGCTTGCTCCATCGATTGTGTGCGAACATGTTCCAAAACGTGCTTCTGCAAGTCCTGCGCCGCCTTCGGATTAGCAGCAACCAAAGGACTCGAACCTTGGATCAAGTGCGCCATAATGTGCGCTTGATGATCCTGTCCCGGGAATGCCTTCAGCGGCAGTCCGTCCATTGCTTCTAAGTTTTCCAAAGCAGGGTCTTTCGGACGCGGTTCTTCGTTTGGCTTAGTCTTCAAGATCTGATCGACATCTTCTACGCCTAACGCGTCATACATCCGACGGAACACTTCTTCCATGTTGTGTAGCTCAGGCGCTTGCGCAGCCAACGTCAGCTCTGCTTGCGCTTTAGCAATTCGTTGTGCCTGACTAAATACGGCAGGGTTACTAACAGGGAGAATGTCTACTCGATCGTCAAAGTCTTTCGCCATGACCTTGGCATCCGTATTTGCAATGGCATACGGATACTCCTGCGGCAAATACTCGCCCATTACGCGAGCCAGTAGCTTGAACTCCGTTTTCATTGCGTAATGGATACGCTTATGAATCGCGCTCATTACGCGAGAGCCCTGCTCGATTAAGGCTAAAGTAGTACCTACCGCGGCCTGATCATTGCCGTCCCCGACCTTCATGTCAGTAATTGTGGCAAACCGTTGTCCTGCCTGAACCACAAATCCAAGAAGCGACATCAATGTTTGATCCGGGCCCTTGAAAGGCAGCGGCATTAACGAATCGCGGATCGCGCCGCCCGGGGCATCTACATCTCGAAACTCGCCCGGTTGCAACGGCTCGTCATCGTCTCGTATACGCAGGCCACGGGCTTTAAAGCCAGCGGGTAGGTTAGACAACGTTCCTGCATCAATAAGCTGTCTGAGGGCTGCTGTGGCCGTCCTAGACAGACCGCCGATGGTATGGATCAGTCCAAGACCATAAAACCCAAACCCAGGAAGAAACTTATAATGAACAAAGTAAGCGATCTTCTTCTTGAGCGGGTCTTCTTCGCGGTAGTTTCGACGAATAGCCAAAACTTGCCCGCTGTCGTAAGCAATAGTCACGACATAAGGCACTTTGATCCCAATCGGCTCGCCTTCTTCGTCCATTTCCTCGTATCCCGGAAGATCGAGGTCTACGTGACACTCTAGCAAGGTAACGTCGTAGTCAATGGAGGAAGAATGAACGCCGTCAATAAACGCCATTTCGTCTTCAACCGAGCTGCCGCCCTCGTCAGAACTTGGTAAAACGGGAATATCTCTATAAAAACCAGACACTTGCAGCTTACGCAAGTCGTTATACGGCATGCGTACAACCTGCGTAATGTTAGGGCATGTCTCTAAATCGCCCGCTTCGTAAGGGACAATCAAGTGTTCCGCCGGAACAAATTTGCTAACCGCACGACCCAAGTTTTCGTCGTAGTACACTTTCTTGAACGTTGAGCCAGCCAACGGTAAATAGAACAGCATCTGATCAAATTCTGGCGTGTACTCTTCCATCACGTTTGTGATGTAGTAGTTCATGAAGTTACGAACGCGCTTGGCCTGCTGCTCCTTTTCTTGGTTTGGTGTGCCAAGAATGACGGTCTTAACGGGGCCGGAAGCCGGCAAAAGCTCGTTAAATGCCTGCGCCTGAAACTGTGTGGCAGCCTCGGCTAACAGTGGGTGTGTCACGCCTGTCGCGCCACGGAAGGGCTGTGTACGCTCTTCGTAGTTAAAACCTAACAGTTCTAAACCATCGGAGTACGCGTTCTCCCAATCTGCTCTCGACGCTTTGTTCGCGTCGTATTCCGCAGTCAAATCAGAGCTGATCGACCCCAGATCCCGCATGTCCAGGTCTTCTGCAAGATTGTCGAAGAAGTCCCCTTCCATCTCCATCTGTGGATCAAGGTCCACAACAATGTCGTCACCTTCCTCGGTAATTTGGATCTCTTGTCCAGCCATCGCCATTCGATCAGAGAACATGTTCTCCGGCGTTTCGATTTCTAGGTCTTCCGTGGGCATCCCTTCTTCGTCAACAATAACGTTGCGGGCCATCAAAGAGACCGGCGGACGGTCTGAAGGTACTGACATTTTTATCTCCTAAACATCATGCGGGCTTGCGGCGCCAAAGATTGAACACCGCCCCCGTTTGCGTAGCCTACTGCCTCTCGTCGCAAACGAGAGGCTTTCTTACCTGCTGCGATAACTGTTCTTTCAACATCGCTTTCTAACGCCGCTACTTTATCAGAAGATATGGGATTTCCGGACTTTTCTGATAAAAACACGATGTTTTTTACAATATTGTCCTTCAGCCGCATTAAATCAGGAGGATAAAACATGTTCACCCCCTGTTTAGCTAAATAGTTGATAGAAGAGGTAAATTCCTCTGGTTTGTCTGACTTAAAGGCACGATACAAATCCATACCAGTGACCGCAGCTTCTTCTCGACCTTCCGCCCCAGCCATAAACGCATCAAAGGACCCTTGGTTCGGTATCTCTGAATGCGCTGCCTCATGAAGCAAAACCTGGTCTGCAGGGTTGCCCGTCACAAAAGTTCGCTCTGTAAGTCCCGTGGGCCGTGAAGAAATATTCACTCCCGCCGTAGTACGGCCTCTTTCTAAATACTCAACGTCCTCAAACCCCGGTGGAATTTGAGTGGAGTACACAGCCCGATCCGCCAAATACCGATCTACCGCGGGTAGCGGCGAACCTTTAACCATTTCGTCTTGCTCAAACTGCAAGCGATTCAACCGCTGTATATTAGCTTCGGTGTTTCGATCCATCATCGCCTGAAACGCTTCTGGGTTACTTTGCCGTAACGCTTCCATATCGCTGCGAATGCTGTCGTCCGTAGTCATTAAATTAGCAATAGCGCCTTCCGGCATGTAGATGTCTCGGGCCAAAGAAGCAACTCCGCCCTCTGCGTACATCTGTTTCGGCATCATCGCTCGATTCATTGATTCTGGTCTTCTTGCGTCATCAAGCTTCGGAACAAAGAACCAATGCCTTTAACAATGTCGCCCGGGTACAAATCCTGGGTGTACTCAATGCCCACACCGCCCGGTACATTGCCCACGCGTACCTGTCCACGGCCCACGTCTATGCCTTCCGTAGCCTGTTGTAAACGATTTGCAAAATTGGATACGGGGTTGGTGTTAGGACGGCTTTGATTCATTTGGCGCTGAAATTGCGCTATTTCATCACTAAAATTTTGCCCCGAACCCATGCTACCCAGCATTCTGTTAAAAACGCTTTCCATCTTCCGACGCTCTATGGTCCGAAGATCACGAAGCACTTGATTCGGATCGTCGCCGTAATCAATACGGTCCGTACTGAGGTTTAGTCCTTGCCCAGTACCATAGGGGTCCGGAGTACCGTCAGCGAGCCGTGGTCCGGTATAATTTCTTGAATAATCAACAACTTCGATCTGATTGCCATCTGCACCGGTAATAGAATAACTTCTACCGCCATCGTCTCGGTTTCCACTGCTTCCAGTATTAGAAGGACCTACGCCATATGCTTCTGATTCATAATCCATGGTTACACCAACCCTGCATATTGATTTCTAATTGCATTAGCAATGGCTTCATCTTGCGCGTCCACAACGCCGTCGCCATTTAAATCACTGTTTAGATTTAACGAACCAATACCGCCTAAAGCGATTTGTTGCTGCGCTCTCATAATTGGATCAAGGTTTTGAACTAAGTTAGCAAAATTATTGTTGACGCTTTGCAAATAAGGCTGGTTCATCAACGCTTGATACAAGAAATCAGAAGAAGTTACTTCTGGAAGCTCCGTGACTATCGGATTTGAACTAACTGGATCAAAAGGACCTCTTTCATAGGGAAGAGCATTGAAACTTGGGCTACTTACTAAAGTTCCGGTCAGCCCCGTTCCTAAATTAGACTCTACGACAGGATCTGTCGAAGACCGTTGGTTAGTCACGTTTGAAATCATCGCTCCAAACGGGCTGTTTGCGACAAGGTTTACGTCGCCTCGATCAACCGCGCCACCACCGATGGTTCCACCACCAGTATTACCACCGGTATTACCACCGGTATTACCACCGGTATTACCACCGGTATTACCACCGGTATTACCACCGGTAGTTGTGTCGGGGAACTGATTCAAATATTCCTCTGTTCCTTTTATGTTCGCAATAATTGAATCTATGTCCCTGTTTCTAAATGGATTTGCACTAGCGCCCACATTAGCGTCGAAATCAAACCCGGTGTAATACTCTGCTTCCTCTATCGTAGGGTCTCGACCTAGTAAGGCGTCAAAAGCCGTGCCCACATCGCGAGTAAGATAGTCCCCTCGCTGCAGGGCTTGGTATTCGGGGCCTGCCATAATTGCAGCTTCCACCGCTTCTTTAGTAAGAGCACTTGTGGGAGTTTGATCGTATGTAATGTTTGGATCAACATCCATCCCGGTCCAGTATTCAATGCCGGAAACATCCGGATCGCGACGCAGTAAATTGTTATAAATTTCTGTTAACTCTGCTTGACTAACTCGCCCGCCCTCAGAAAAATTCTGCACATAACCGCCTCGATTAAACATCGCCGTACCCCCCGTGCTGCCCTGTTGAGATTGATACAACGCCGCATCCTGAGCATCCACTACGCCGTCACCGTTTAAATCGCCATACACCAAAGGATCTAAAATCGAGCCCGCCATCATAGACGGCACGTCTTGCGCAAACTGATTATTGACCGCACCTAATTCAGGCTGGCGCATCAACCCAGAGAACAAGAAATCCGAAGCTTTTACTTCTGGTAACGCGGTAACGATTGGGTTCGCCGTGGTTGGGTCAAACGGAACATAGTCATACGAAATTGCCGGCGCCTCGCCCTCGACCGCCGATGGCGTAATCACCTGCTCCATCGATTGCGTCAGGGGCCCCTGGGCCACGTTTTGCGCCATAAGCTCCCCGGTTGATACAAACTCACCCGTCTCCGGATTTACCAACTCTGTCGGTGTGTCGTACTGAAAACCGGAGGTAGGTGCCGTGTATAAAGGGTCCGTGGTCCGTGTCACGCGGTTACCGATTGACAGCGGGCTGCTCGCAGGTTCGTTAACAAGCGATCCGGATTGCAACGTATCTAAAACAGTCGTGTCTGCCGGGTCTGAAGCGTACAAGCCCTGCATGATTTGATCGAAGCCAGGAGCACCGAAATCGCCCGCATACAAGCCCTGGCGTGCCGCTTCCGCGCTACCAATCGTGCTTAAATCAACTAAAGGAGAGGTGGCGCCTAAATCGTATCCAATGCCAGAGGCAATGTTTGCTACTCGGGTGCCGCCAGAAGTAAAGCCGCTTTCTACCCCTCGATCTGCCGCCGAGAGACTTAAAGCCCGTGAAATCTGCGCCGCATCTACGCCAGCATCAATGGCCTCTTGAGCAATTTGAGCACGCGTGGTGGGGTTATCGCCGCCGCCTGCCGCTTGAATCTGATTGATCCGGGTTAATACGTCGCGATCTGAAAATTCTGCCATACGCTATCTCTTCATCCGTAAAACGGTGTAATTCTGTCGGAAGGACCCGACTCCTCCCAATCGTCAGAGGGCAACTGTACAAAATTACCCTGCCTATAGCGCATCAGCGCCTGAGTCGTGCTGTCTACCAAATCGTCATGCTCCCCGTTCGGGAACGCAGCACACTCCTCAATCAGCTCATCTGCGAACATTTCGTCAGGAGCCCAGACCATACCAGACTCAAATAACGGGGAGATGGCATGGACACGGGAAAGCTTATCATTACCCCTGCTCGGTGTGAAGTTAACAACAGGAATACCCATGTTCCGTAGTTCGTGGGTCAAGGGCATCCCAGACGCCTTCGCCTCAATAATCACCGTTTCAGGCTCCCAGAACTTATATTCCTCCAAAGCGACCTGTTTTAACTCAGGAAAATCCCAGCGCCCCTTCTTGGAATCCAGCAAAATTAAATTCGGAGTCTCCCCCTCGTCCGGGTAAAACACACCCCAGGTCGTGATCGCACTAAAGTCAGCCGTCTCCCGCTTTGAAAACGCCGTATCCAAAGACTGAATGACATACTCCAACTTAGGAACATTCTCACTCTCCCACTTGCGCCACCACTCGCGCTTCAAAATAGAGTTCTCATCGCCCGTCGGATTCTGCTGGTACTGCGCGTTCCACTTACTCGGGGGAACCGACGCCTTCACCGCCTTCAAATCATCTAAAGACCAAAACTCAGGCCAGCAAGACTTCTCCTCCTCGGTGTTTTCATGAAAAATTGCAGGTAATTCAACGATTTCCCACTGATCTGCAAGCGGGTCCTTGGCCATCTTACGGACCAACTGACCCGTCAAATCCTTCTCAGACCACCGAGTCTGTACCAAAACAATCGCGCCACCAGGCTGCAAACGCTGTCGAGGACCCCCGGTATACCAGTCATACGCCTGATCAAAACCATTCGCGCTCATCGCCGTCTGCTCCGAGTGCGGATCATCAATAATCACAAGGTCACCACCGCGACCCGCGAGGTTCGAGCCAACACCCACAGCGTAGTACATCCCTCCACGGCTCGTGGACCACCGGCCAGAAGCCTTGGCATCCGCAGCAAGCTCCGTTTCAGGGAAGACTTCTTTGTAATCATCGCCATCCAGAAGGTTTTTTACCTTCCGACCAAAGTTCACAGCGAGTTCGGTCGTGTGTGTCGCCTGAATGATCTGCATGTCCGGACGACGGCCCATCATCCACGCCGGGAACAGGAAGGATGCGAACTCAGATTTAGTGTGTCGAGGGGGCATATTCACGATTAGGCGCTTTAGTTCACCGCTCGCGATGCGTTCAAGCTTGTCTGCAATGATCCGATGGTGCTCTCCGGCGATGAAACTCGGCCACATTCGCTTAACAAAGGTCAAAAAACTTTCTTGGCACTGCTCATTTTTCTCGATTTGAGCGAGACGCAGTTCGAGACGCAGTTTTTGCGCTTCTGCTTCTTCGGTATTCAGCATCCTTTCGGGGTCCCAGAGGTTAATTTCGTATGTGACTTTATCAGTATTTCTGCAAACCAAACAATATTTCTGGATATATTTAATTTTTTGTTATTTTTATGACCAAAAAACGTTTATTGGTCACGTAAATTTATTTATTTTGTGACTGTTTTTAAAAATTTAGTCACGTTTTGGGGGTCCCACGGGTCCCTTTTGCGTTTTTTATGGGATTTATCGCATAGATAAGTCTCAATTTGCCAAATATTTGTCAGAAACATGGACTTTACACCCGTCTAGCTCGACCTGCGGGCCGCCGCTCGATCGCTCTGGACCCCGCGCCGCGCCTCGATTTCGCTGACCCGATCGCCACGGGCCCCGTGCCGTTTTTCCTGCACCACGGACCACGGACCGCGGATAAGTGCCAGGGGATAGCGGACCGGATGCGCTGGGTAATGTCCCCTGGCACTTTTGCCGCGTTTCTTAGTAACTGCGGGCGGTCCACGGATCACGACTCGCGGTTTCTGGTTAATTGTTGCCGGATCGCTTTCGGCAGCGCCCCGACCTTTTTGCACGTTCGGCTGCTCTCGGTTGTTTTGCCGGTAACTTTCGGCTCTGGGTGCGCGGGCCACGGCTCGCCATGTATTGGGGGCGTAAAAAAGCCCGCACGATGGCGGGCTCATCAACGCTGAAAGGCGGGGTTAATCGTCTAAAGCGTTAAGCATTGGGATTTTCTTTCCGTAATACTGGCAGAGCGCAAAGGCTTCCGGAAGTTCCCGTTTGAGCAGAGCAAGTTGCTCTGTGTCCATGTGACACACGGAGTGGTGTAGTTGATCGAGTGCACGAGTCAAAGACATGGCGCGAGTTTCGACGAAGCCGCGGCTTCTTAGATCATCAATCACTGGTTTCATTGTTTCAGTCTCCCAACTGTTAGATATAAAAAAGCCCGCACTAGGGCGGGCTCAAGTATGCGACAACTAGATTCAGTCTTGCAACTGGAAATCGAAAGCCATTAAACGCGACGGCCCGACTTCGTTTCTCATTTTCTGGAATGGCGCCCACTCGCCCCAGTAATTGGAGCCGGCACGTTGCCAGTCACGAATGAGCCGCCCGCGCCACGTTGGACCGGCCCAACGTGCGTAGTCTTCTAAAAGGATTAATTCGTTACGGGTGAAGTCGCGCATCAGTACAGCTCCCGAAAGTTGAAACAATTAACAAACCACTCCATGGCGTCCCACTCGTCCGCACTGGTCACAACATCGGTCCAAGGGGTGAACCAGTCCTGACATTGCAACTTAACCTGTCCCGCTTCCCCGTATCCGTCCAGTTCAAACCAAACGCGAGCGGCGGGACCGCCGCCGGCAACGGTTATATATCCTTCGGCCAAATCATCCGGCAGGGTTACCCCGTCCCACGGATTGAACCAACCGGTCCGGACCTTTACGTCGTACGCCATTTCTTGCGCGTATTCTTGGGCCTTTTCCCAACCGTCCCAACTGTCGTTGTCTTCGGCTTCGATCGCGTCTTTTCTCAACTCGACAATGCGGGCCAAGCAAGCGCGAGCGGTTGCGATCGCGTTAGTCATGTCTTCTGCTGTATTCATGGTTTAAGTCTCCCAACTTAGATAATAAAAAACCGGCCACTGGGGCCGGTCTCAATTATGCGATAAGTCGCTTATTCGTTGCAAGCTTTCGGATTACTTGGCACCCGTTGCCAAGTTTTGTCCGGTATATCGAAATCATCTTTCCATCGGTTAATCGCATCAAAAAATTCGGCTATCCACTGATCGCAGTCCTGATGATCGCCAAACTGTTTTGTCTTCGCAGGCATTGGTTTGATTGATCGCGGGGTGACCAAAAACAAACCCACGGGGATCGGCTCCCATTGGTCCCAAGTGAAGTTGCCCCACTGGGTCGATTCAAGATCGCCAAACTTTCCATAAGCGCACGCAACCGCAACCGGCTTTGACCATCCGCCCGCATTACGAATTGCAGTCATCGGATCAAGCGCCCGCGCCCAACTGGACCCAAGGTCCATTGCGACGGCGTGGTAGGTCCAACCGGTAGGGTGAACATACTGCAAAGTTTTCTCGTTCAAAGTGAAGTCCCCCATTACGATTCCCCCTCTTCGTCATACGGTTCATCGTCGTATTCAAAAATCGAATCACGCTGATCCAAATAATCCCACTCAGCCAGTTCACTGGCGTCGCACTCATAATCCCAACCAAGGATCTCACCCGCATCGTTGCGGTAAACAATCTTGTTTCTACCCATTACATTTCCCCCCAGTTTGCAGAACGGAGCCAAGCATTGTCGGCTTCACTGTTCGCTTCAATCTGACGGACCCGATCCGATCCCTCGCATTTCTCGCACCACACTGGTTCACCATTGATCCCAGTCGAACCACAACGGTATTCAACTGGACGGTAGTCGTACCCACGGGGCACATATTTAGTCACGGTGTTTTCACACATAGTTCAGTCTCCCAACTGTTAAACAAAAAAGCCGGTCACTTAGGACCGGCTCAAAGAATCGCATAGGTATGCGATAGGATCAAGTGCCTGTATCAGAATGATCCGTTTCGTCCATCAAGTCGCGCTCCAACCAATAGGGCATCGTCTTGTGAACATTGTCCCAGTTCACCCTGCAACTCATCACGATCATTACCACGTCGGACCGGCCTTCAACCTGAACCAATGTGTGTCCTGATTTTTTGCCTTGAATCATCGGCGCTAAGTTTGCGTGATAATCCGTCCGATCTCGAAACAGTTTGCAAGCTTTTGCGACAACCGAAAGGTAGTCACCCTGAACGGAAACATTTGTATCTAGCTCTTCATTGAACGCTACACGCCATACGCGACTGGTATTAGGAAACTTGCCCGCTACGATCTGTATCGGATACATGATCGAAGGATCGTTTGAATCCACATAGTGAGCCACGTCAACTCCCGACGTATCACGGGTCAAAATAATCTCACAATCGTCCCGATCTTTAGCACGGGGTTTGCGAACGTGGCGCTTCAAACAATCAATGTCCAAGATCACGTCACGCAACCGGCTCTCTTCCGATTCACCCACAAAAATATCTTCCGAATCCAGAGCGGTTGAAACCATGTGGTGCCCATTCGTCGCTTCGATGACACCCGCCATGCGTCCACTATTGAAATCCGCGCCCACTGTAAGGTGAACACCATTCAAGTAATAACGAACGTCGTTCTTACCAGAAAATTCCATAACCGCCAGTAAGTCGGTAATTGAGTATTGAATACGAATCATTAGTGTGTCTCCGAATCTTTATATGCATCTAAGATCGAACGGCCTGCCATAGGAAACATGATCCACGCCACTGGGATATCGTCAGACAATTTGTCCGATCCCTCTTGATGTGGAAACACATAATTGATAACGGCCATCGCACCGGCCAAGAAATCTGCTTCAGATTCCAGAACGCCCATACGCTGACGGGCTCTTAACAGATCGATAACAGATTCGCACATTAGTGCTTTTTCATTGCGGTCAAAAACTTCCCGCGCTTCATTTAATGTAGTCATAGTTGTCTCCCAACAAAAAAAACCCTGCGTAATTGCAGGGCTTCTTTGTCGCATATATTTATATACGTTGTCAACCGGCTAAAGCTTTTTGAACTATTGCACTAGTATTTTGACGCGCTTCTTCCAAAGCCTGATCGATCATGTCTTCACTGTATCCATTCTCATCGACAAATTGCTCATACGAATCGTACAGGCAACCGCCAAGCCAATCGTCACCAAGGTCCACGCCATTGATCGACGCAACACACTTCACCACAAACCACTCCCATTGGCCCGTTTCAATCTTGTACATGATCTCTTTTAAATCACATACCGTGTCGTCAAAAGAATCGGCAGGGTGCATATCCTCCGGATAGAACTCGAACCTAAGATCAAATCCGTCACGACGGCCCGCTTCAATCGTTTCAATAGGCAACATTTTTTAAGCCCTCATGCGTTGGATAATCAGACGATTCCAAGACCATTGTCAGAGACACTGTATAGGTATCTTGCTCCCCTAACATACTTTCATACTGCGCTTTGGCAGAATCAAAGTCTTCATGATAGGTCCATTGGTCTTTTAAATTGTACGGTATACCACCGTTAATATTGCTTGTAACCGCAACGATATAACTCATCTTAATCTCCCAATTAAAAAGAACGGGCCATTCCCGCTCTTATACAGTCGCATACTTAATTTTAAGTTGTCAAACATTCCAGTATCGAACCCGACGCTTAGGGTGCGGGGGTTCTTTTTTAACTTCCGGCTTTACCACCAAATCGTCTGCTTTAGGCGCAGTAAGCAACTCTCGCTTTGTACCTTCTGCTTTCTTTTGAAGCCAATCAATTAAAAAAATCATTGAGCTTCCTTCCACATTCTTACTAACTCAAAAAGATCGTTCGATTTTAAAACCATCTGTTCATCCATGCATCGATCTAAGAACTGCGGACAAAAATCCCAATCGAAACAATCGAATCCATCGTCATCAATTACGACCCTCCATGTCTGGTGACAGAGACTTGCCGCATCAGCCACCTGACTACGAACATGGGCGATACCATGATTTGGCAGGAAGTCTGACCTCCTTTTGTCATCATCCGGCAAATTCCAAAAAGCTTCTAACAAGCACATTGCCGCTTCCATCAAGTCGTCTGCATCAGGTTCATCTGGATCAAAGTCTGAATCAGGAGTAGCAGAGCCTGCCCGCATTAGTTCAAAAACAGGCTCCAAAGTCCCGCCACCGCGACTCCAGTTGAGACACCCTGTAGTGAAATCCCACGGAAAGCCCTCCTGTAGTTCATCCACTGTTTTCCTCAGCTCATCGGCAACGATCTCTTCTGCGGCCTGTTGCGCTCCGCCTTCCGACTCCGCAACCACACCAATGTTGCAGTCCATCATAAATTGAACAGGTACATCGACCTTCACATACCAACCCTTACTCATAATCCGCCTCCAACACGTCGTCGTAATCCCAATCACCTGAGCCAATCTCTGTGAACTCACTACCACAAACATTCTCTTTGACCCACGAATGCCAGTCTTTTTCCGGAATGTCGTCCGGTATGTCACCCCTCCACTCAAGGAAGGTGTACATCGTTGCTGTTGCTACTACCTTAGTCATCGAGACACTCCTTTAGTTGGTTAATGAACAATTCCATCTCAGAAAAGTACTCAGCCAACTCTTCCTTGGATTCAAAGCACGGAGTGCCATTGGTGTCCATGTTGAAACCTTGAATATCTTCATTAGAAGATTTCCACTGCATATCCTTCAATGACGCCTCTGTGTAATACAAAGCACGACCTAACAAATGTTTTACTTCATCGTTCATGTTGTCCTCCCAGACAAAAAAGGCACCGTTATTGGTGCCCTTATAAAATCGCATACGTATTTCTACTGTGTCAACCGAATATTTTCTCCAACAGCTCTGGCCATTGTTCTGGGTCTGTCAGCTCATAGTCCGGTGTCACGTCATCAAACTTCTCCAACGCTAAGTCCACCGCCTTGTCAGGACCAAACAAACACACCTTCCATGTCGATGTTCTTTTTACATCCTGCCGAGCCAATATCCAAACCGAGCCCGCTTTGTGTTTTGTAATCCAAGAAACCTGAGCAGGGCGCAAGTTCATGCGATTCCCTGCCAAGTGCTTCAGCTCAATGAAGTGAAACGTGCCCGCTTCATCCATTGCACAAACATCAGGAACCCCTGGAGTCGCCCACGTCTCGATCCGAGTCGTCAAAATCTTCGGGTATTTCTTCTTCAGCTCCTTCTTGAACAACGTCCAAAAGCCTGCCTCCGTCGATAACCTCTTCTTCTTTTGGGGTGATGTCTCGTTCTTCTCTTCCACCGCGCAACTCCTCTAATGCCTTCAAGACTTCTTCTTTACTCATCTGATCGATTGATCCATGTCGGACTTCAGACTTGCTAATGTAGATGTCCCCATGCGCCTGTCCCCTTCGATACTCCGCCTGCACTGCCGCTGACCACGCACCAGACTCCATCGCTTTATCGCGGATGGTTTGAAGATCACGGATGTGTCGCTTGTAGTTGATGGCGTACTTAGCCTCAATCTCTTCCTTGTACTCTTGATACTTGCGAACAACGTGCGGGTTGATGTTGGGGTTCAGAAGTTTGCTCGCTTCCGAAGCGGCACTGTTTGGCGAATATCCTGCATTAATCGCTGCTTCTGTCAAAGTAATGTGACCATCTTGGCTGACAAGCTCTCGGATAAACCGCTCTTGTTTTGAAGTCAGGCGTCGTTCTGCCGACTTGGCCGGAGCAGGATTACCATTTCCATACTTATACGCTTTTTTCCGAGCTAATGCTCTGCGTTCTCTTTCTTCGGGGTCCAGAGGCGGACGCCCTCTTCTTTTTGGTTGTTCTTGTGTCTCAGACACAGCATGCCTCCTAGTACATGATTTTCTGCGATTCTACTTCAAAGTAATGCAAAGCGCACATGTACTTATATAGGGAGAAAATCAGAAAAAATAAAAAAACCATTTCAAAGTCGAGTGTAGTCCCGATTAACTTCTGTTACCTGTTACCTTGGTGATACCTCTGAAACACACGTCATTACTGGTTGGTAACACAAACTACACCGTATACACCATTTTTTTATAAAAAATATTTTTTTTCATTTTCTACTCGTATAAGTACATATGCTCTTTGTTACTGCCAAAAGAAAAGGCCCGTGATCCGTGGTTAGCGAATCAGGGGCCTTGGGTCGTGACCCGTGGGTCACATCTCAGTTGGGAGGACTAAGAATTTTGTGCCTTGGCTACTGAGTAGCCAAGGGCTTTACGTACTCAACTTACGGAGAAAAGTAAGTTTTCCTCGGCAGTGGGACAGCTTATCGGTCATGTTTCAACCTAGCGTCCGGTCCCGAGGACTTTTTCCATTCCCGAAGGAATGACTCTAAGGTATGCGATGCCTGACGATCTGTCAAGCAGAAGCGGGCTTCCCGTGCTTTTCCCGAATGACTTCCATGTGTTCGACGACATCCACGTTGTTTGCTTTGCGCAACATGATGATGAGGTCATAGGTATTATTTGCTTCGTAATCGATGCCGTCGTGGCTGACCGAGTAGATAGGTTGATCTGTTTTTTGATCTTTGCCGGTCCAACGTGCGTTATCTAGGACGATTTTTGTATATTGGTCCATGGTTCCTCCTGTGGGTGAACTATCCATATTACCCTTGCAGGATTCTTTTCCAAGCATTGAGTGTTTCTTCGCTCAATCTTTTGATGGAC